TTTACATTCTTCTATATTTTCTACTGTTAGTTTTATTACTCCATCAGTAGTATCTACATAAATAGTATCAAAATCAAATAATGTAAAGTCATCTATAAAATCTTGTAGACATAAGCTATCCTCAAAAGTTCCTCCATCTTGTATTACTCTATCCTCATACTCATCAGCACCATTGACTCCATTAGTTACATACTCTATCTGCTCATCACTCTCACTACTACTAGTTATAGCCTTTGTGTAGACTTGCTCTCCATTCAGCTCATATGTAACCTGTGTAGTCTTAGACGTATCTACAGGTATTACTGCTGGAGCATCATCTAGCTTTATTATTTTAGTGTTTGTTTGTAAAAGTCCACTATCGTTTTGTGGGTTTGCATTATCTTCATAAAATCCATAACCATCAAAGCCTACTAATTGTGTATAAGAAGTAAACCCTTGAGCAACGCCCTGTATATAGCTATTTGTTCTGTAATCTACCCAAACGTTTGCACTTGAGTAATCGCCATTAAAAGTTTGTACTATATAATCTTTTACTATTTCGCCTATATCAAAAGTAACGTTTTCATTTACTGCAAAAGACTGCAATATAAATATATTAGTTCTATCAGTTGTTTGCGTTCCTGTATATACATATAGTTGCATATCTACCTGCGTTAAATTAGTTGCAGATATGTTTATATAGTATGGACTTCTTACATTAATCTTGCTCATTTCTCTGCTGTTATTTTTATCATTTTCTCTGTATCTAATTTTAAGGCTTTCTCTAATTGGCTACTCATATCTTTCTGAGCTTTCTCAAAAGCATTAGTAAAAAATAAGCTAGGCTTCAATCCTCTGTTATAGATATTCCTAGCTATTATCTTTCCTATAGTCTCATAAGTACCTCTAACAAATCTACCTTTTTCATCTCTTAGCCTAAAGTTTTTAGCCTTTGCCCAATCTCCTACACTCTTAGAGAAGCTGTCAAAAGTGCCACTCATATTACCACTCCCAAACTTGTAAGGACTATTAGGAGCTTGTTGTCCTTTTATAGCTTTCTCTCCTCCTACTACCTTACTAGGATCTTTACCTTTAACCCCTTTATCTTGAAAGAGTCCATAGTCCTCCATCTTAATCTCAAAGGACATACTACCTTTATCTTGTTTTATAGGTGTACCCTTTATACTTTCATATAGCTTCCCTGTCTTACCTTGCTCTGCTAAGTTCTTTTTAGAGTCCTGTACTATCTGGTCTCTTATCTGCTCTAGTGCTTTTTTAAAGTTATCAGTCCTCACAGATATCTATATTGTTCATTACTATTAAAGAAAATGTAGCACTCCATCCAGCTAGTTCATTCTCAAACCTATCCTTAAAAGCATCTAGAGTTACAGCTCCATCTACTTGGTATCCCTCTCTATGAGTAGTACCCTTTCTTAGTTTTTGTATAAACTTGTTTAGTACTGCTAGTTGAGTATTGAGTACATCCATCTCATTATTATTACCTCTAAATATATCTGTAGTCTCTTCTTTACTAAAGTCTACTATATCCATAGCTAGTATGCTTAAGCTAAAAGTCATAGTCTGACCATTCTCAGATACGTTGTTTAGCATTATATGAGATAGTGGGAACATATCAGCTTTATTTAGATTAACCTGTGTTATATCCCCTCTAGTTACTGTATTAACATTTACATCTGCTAGTAGTAAGTCTTTTAAGGTCTCCATAACATCATAATAGGCTATAGCTCCTCTGTGAGTAATTGCTGTCATTTAAAATTCTTTTTTATATTCTTTCTTTCTAATTCTGCTTTATCTTTCATAAAGGCTAGAGCATATAGGCACTTATGTACATTTAGCTTAGTAACCTCATCTATCCTCATTACATCAAATTGGCTAAGTGCTTGTATGCTTTGATACCATCCCCATTTATTAGAGAAGTTTGAGAAAGAATCGAGTCCTCCAGCATTCCCTCCTCCTCCAAATATTTCGTCATAGCTACTGACAATTCTCTCCCTAAATTGTAAAAAAAAACCATAGAGCTTACTACTGCATCCATAGGAGTATGTATCATAGCATCATAGTAGGCATCCCCTTTATACTCTTCTATTATATACTTATCTCCTACCTTTTGCTTTATAGGTCTGTATAGCACTGCCATAGCTTTATACATATTATCCCAGTTCCCTAAATTACTATCTAGATCTACATACTCTCCAAAAGTCATATCATCTAGCTTAGGTATAAAACCAAACTCAGTATCTCCTAGTTTAAAAGTCCTTACTAGCTCTGGCTGTTTATTTAAGGTATTAGTAATTATAGCTACTACCTTTCTAACATCTGACATCCTGTATTCTACTGCCTCTAGTAGTGGCACTCCACAAAATATCTCTAATACTTTCTGATGCACAAATACATCACTATTAGCATCATCTTCATTTACTTCTAGCACTTTCAGATACTTGACATAATCTGATAGCTTAATCTCCCCTAAATCATTAGGTACATTAATCTTTAGTTTCATAATAATATAACGTAAAATTTCTAGATTTTAACGGATAGCATACTTACCAAAGTTTGCTCTACTCATTATAGAGTAGCATCCATATCTACAGGCATCTATTAAGTGGTTATTTCTATCTATTGGTTTGTTGGTTAGTTTACCACTCTTATCCTCTACCCATTTGTAGTTTCTAAACTCTTGTATAGCATTGTGGCTATCTTTGAGTATATTTATTTTGTATCTCTTGAGTAGGTCTATCCCAGCATTTACTGAGTCTCTACCCTTAACACTATTTTTTATATTCCATCCCATTCTCCTCAGCTCATCATTTAATCTAGGCTCTGCTGAGTCCCCAAAGATTAACTCTCTATTTACTCCTATCTCTCTTAGCTTCTTATGTATATCTGCTCCAGTCATCATAGTCTGGTAGATATATTCTTTTAGGTATATGCTGTAGTCTTTTTTCCAAATACCTATAAGTGCTGTAGGATCATTAGTGTATCCATAGTCTAAACCAAAGCTCACAAACTCTGCATCCTCTGGTATGCTGTCTACTTCATTGTATTGGAATATAGTAGCTTTACTAAACCCTCTCTCTCCTAGTCCATATATCCTCCAGTACTGTTCATCTGTTTCTTTTAGTCTCTCTATCTCATCTACAATAGTTTGATCTAAAAAAGGATTATCTATATAGGTAGTCTTAAAAAACTCTGAGTCCTCTCTAGGTATTACTCTATCATATATCCAGTGGTACTCATCACTAGGGTTATAGTCAATTATGATTTTCTCTTGAGTTCTAAATATAAGCTGTTGCCAAGTTTCAAAGTCTAAGCTATTAGCCTCATTACAAAATAGTAGCTCTCTCTTTCTACCTCTAATCTTCTGTGGTTGGTCTACACTAATAAACTCTACTAAGTTCCCAAAGAGCTTATACTCAGAGCTAGACTTATTATGAAATTGCTCAAAGTAGCAGTTATTCTTTTTTAGTATCTCAAAGAAGTCTCTCATCACTGTAGATCTCAAAGCTGGGAACGTATCTCTACAAATAGTAATAGTCTTACCTATATTGTTAGTACAGTAGTCAAAGATGATATATAAAAGTATATTGTAGGTCTTACCACTCCTAGTACCGCCTTGCTCTATGGTTATCTTAGAAGTAGAATTTTGTAGATGCTTAAAAACTACATTAGTCTTTATCTTCTGTAGTGGAGTCAATTATCTCTATTTGAAAGTTAGTAGGCATTCCATCTGTGGCTATTTCATTTCTAGGTACATAGCCTCTATCTTTACCTTTAGTAGCTAAATAAAACTTAATTAGTCCACTATCATTATTACTTATATTTTCAAACATCTTAGACTCTACAAAGTCCTTAGCTACATTGTTTAGATCATCTACCTTTTGTCTAAAGTCCTCATCATTATTATAGTACTCATAAAAGGTACTTCTATGTATTCCTACACTCTTACAGGCTGTAGTAACTACTCCTAAGGACTGCTCTAAGGCATTTATTAAACTCTCTTTAGTATGTCGGATTCTGTCGTTTATCATATTAATATAACGAAATTTTTTTATTTTTTATACCCCTCACTCAATATCTTAGGTACAGCATTCTCCCATATTACATTATGGTGCAGTCTTTTGTGCTTATCTCCCATAGGCTTTATATATACAGAAGCTGGAGAAAATATCACACTATAGAAAGACTTTACATAAGTACCACTATCTAAGTATAGATCTGTCATACCTCCTTTATTCTTTTGGGTTGTTTTTTGTATCAGTGCTACCATAGGTATAGTACCCATTAGAAGTCCTTTACTCTGCTCACTAGTATAAGTATTTACATCCTCATTAATTCTACCTACAAATTTAAAAGGTCTCTCAGTACTACATAAAAAGCTATTCATACATTTTCTGTATATAGTTGGTTTCTTAGCCATAGTGTTTAGCTTACCTCCTATAAAATCTCCTCCCTGTGCAAAAGCTATAGTATCAAAAGGTGTACTCTTATAAAACTCTAGTAGGCTTAGTATTACATTATCTAGGTTTTTTATTTTGCTTGGCTTCTGCTTAGTCTCATTATATACTCTATACTCAAAACCTGTATAGTCATCATCCATTTGCATAAAGTATTTATACCCTCTTTTTTTAGCTATATCAAAACAGGAGTTTCTAGCATATACTATAGCTCTTCTATCATCAAAGTTATCAGCTTCATCAAAAGTCTTAGCTATTTCTTTTTTATTAAATATCTCTACATCATCAAACTTCTTATAGTAATCCTCAGCAGTATCATCCTCATTATCTATCACTACTATTATCTTACCAGTATATCCCTGTCTTTTAAGAGTCTTATAGGTTACTACATTATTAGCTCTTTTGTGGCTTAGTATGAATATTACAAAATCATCCATCTATATTACTTAAATCTTCTATAGTGTTGTATAGCTTTACAAAGCCTTTGTCTATTGCTTTCTTATAGTCTATTATTACTAGAGCATTATTTTCTATTAGTGTTTGCTCCTCTCTCTCACTATGAGCATAGTAATCAGCTACCTTAGAATAATTAAACTTAATATGCCTAGTAGAAGCTAGTCTTAAAAACTCTTTAAGCTCTTCACTTATATTAGCTTTCTCTATCTCATCTAGTAGGCTGTAGTATTTAGTTAGATCATAGAGGCTGTCCTCTTTAGGCTTTACTAGTCTAGGCTCATATATAGGACTTTCTATTTTAGTGGTGTAGGTATCATCTACATCTATTTTAGGCAAATCTAACCCCCAATCTTTTAAAAGCTCTATCTCCCACTCATTAGCTAGTATATTAAACTCCCATTCTCCAAACCCTACATTATCTTTTATTAGAAGCTCTTGGCAGTACTCCTCATAAGTCTTAGGCAGTCTACCATCCTCCAGAGCT